ATCGGGAATTTTATCCCCGGAAATGGAACGACTACGGTTCACTATGCTTGAACTGGTTGACTCTGGGAGCGAGCCATCTAACATCGTTCCGCTTAGGGGTAATTCGAGTTGGATTGGTGTGACGTTACCCCGAATTCACACTAAAATCACTGAAAACCCTTCACGTGGGCTTGAATTCGTTGAGTTTTGCACGAAATTCGGTATTGAATTGCTTCCCTGGCAACAATGGTTGAGCGAACAAGTGCTAAAAGTATTACCAGACGGGAGATTTCAAACCCCCGTTCACGGCATCTTGATGGCACGTCAACAAGGTAAAAGTACGTGGATGGCGTGGCAAATACTTTGGAGAATCTTCGGTTTAGAACAAAAACTGCAAGTTCACACCGCTCATAAACTTACAACTTCGGCTGAAATCTTTTACAAAATACTATCGATCATTCAAGAGCATCCAGAATTGGAATCGCAGCTAACAAAGAAACTCGAAGCGCGTGGATTTCAAGAATTGCAATTTACTGGCGGTCGCAGATACCTTGTAAGAGCATCAAACTCAGCAACTCGCGGTATCGCAGCGCCAGATACCATTTGGATGGATGAAGCCCGTGAATATCACGATGAAGGTGTTTGGTCATCTCTCCGATTTACCCAAATGGCTTCAAAATCTCCGCAAGCATTTTTACTTTCCAACGCTGGCGATCAACATTCTGTTGTTTTGAATTCGATGCGCGAACGCGCTATGGCTTCTATCCTGACCGATGACCTATCTCTTGGATGGTGGGAATGGTCGGCGAAACCTGAAATAAAATTTGATAATTCAATTGACTTTTGGGAAGGAATTGCTCAAGCCAATCCATCTCTTGGATACACAGTTCATCCGGATAACATTCGAGCAGTTCTCAATGATCCAGAGGATATAGTTCGAACCGAAGTTTTATGTCAATGGGTTTCGACCATTAACCCAGTGATTCATCCGTCACAATGGTCAGCGTGTGGCATCGAGGGCATCCGATTGGATGAAAGTGCCGATACGTGGCTCGCAGTTGATTGCTCACCTGACCGCAGACAGGCAGCGTTAGTTGCGAGCCAAAGAATTGACAAGGACCGTTTTCAAGTCCAGTTGCTTCAGACGTGGACAAACCCGGGATATTTGTCGGATAAATTAATGGCAAATGACATAGCCGATTGGTATCGCAAATTCCCGGTGATGAAAATTGCTTATTCGGCAAGAACCGCATCGGCTGTGGCAGCTCGTTTGATACCTGCCGGGATTCCAGTTGAAGCAATTGATGGGCAACCATATGCACAAAGTTGCGATGAATTCCTCAGCGCCATTTCCAGTGGTCGGCTTGTTCACGCAAATCAAAAAGAATTAACGGATCATTGCTTATCTGCGGTTCGAGTGAACTATGGCGATGGCGGTTGGGTAATGGGAAGAAAAGTCAGTGCTGCGGTAATAACCGGAGCGGTCGCCGCTGCTATGGCTTCACATTATGCGACACAACAGGCAAATGATATTGACATAGTGGTGGCATAGATGATAGGTGATACAATTTCGTCCAAATGGGTGCAATCCGAGATTTCTTCTTTCCTCAAGTAGAGGCGCAAAAACCAGTTTCAAATGTTGATGTAGCAGCTGCATTAACACCAATACAAACTGGTCAGGCAGTGTACAACTTCCTTGCAGGATCAACTGCAACAACACGCAACATAGCAATGAGCGTTCCAGCAGTTGCACGTGCGCGAAACATTATTTGCGGAACAATAGGTTCTTTGCCATTAGAGCAGTACAATCGACTAACTGGCGCACATATCGAACCGCAACGAGTAATCAATCAACCCGATCCACGTGTGTCAGGCTTTGTTATTTACAACTGGCTCGCTGAAGATATTTGGTTATACGGCGTTGGTTATGGTCAAGTTTTAGATGCTTATGCAGCAACAGATGGTGGAAAGATTCGCGCTTGGACTCGCATCGATCCAACTCGTGTAACTGTTCAAACAAATCCACTCAACACCGAAATCGTTTCTTACAAAGTTGACGGCAAAGATGTTCCAACAATGGGCGTTGGTTCAATCATCAGATTTGATGGTGCTGACGAAGGTTTTCTTCATCGGGCAGGTCGGACGGTAACGGCGGCAGTTTATCTCGAGAAGGCTGCTGAAACATATGCCAAAGAACCAATCCCAACAATGGTTCTCAAGAGCAACGGTACAAACTTACCGTCCGAAAGAATTTCCAAACTTCTGGAATCTTGGAAAAATTCACGAGTAAATAAATCAACTGCGTTTCTCAATGCAGATATTGAAATGCAAGCAGTTGGTTTTGATCCAAAATCTTTGCAATTAACTGAAGCACGTCAATATGTTGCGTTGGAGATCGCCAGAGCCGCAGGAATTCCGGCTTACTTCCTTTCGGCGGAAACCACGTCAATGACGTACTCCAACGCGACTTCGGAACGTCGTTCGCTCGTTGATTTCTCACTACGTCCAATCCTTTCGAGCATTGAAAAACGAATCAGTATGCCGGACTTTGTTCCACAAACAACTGAAGTGCGTTTTGATTTAGATGACTTCTTGAGAGGCAATCCTCTGGAACGCGCTCAAGTCTACGAAATACTCAACCGCATCGGCGCTATGAGCGTTGAGCAAATTCAAGAAGAGGAGGACTTAATTCGATGAAAATTAATGTTCCTATGACAATCACATTCGCCGATGTTGCAAAACGTCAACTTACTGGTCGCATCGTCGCGTGGAATGAAGAGGGAAATACTTCAGTTGGTCGCACAATGTTTGCAAAAGATTCCATCAACATTGACAAAAACGTAAAGTTACTTCTCGAACACGATCGAACACGTCCAATTGGTAAAATGATTGAAGCAAAAGTCACTGACACCGATATTGTGGCGACATTCCAACTTGCTAAAACATTTTCCGCAGATGATGCTTTGGAAGAAGCAAGCACTGGACTTCGTGACGGATTTTCAGTTGGTGCGATGATTAATGAATGGTCAAATGACAATGGCGTAATGCTTATCACGAGCGCTGATTTAGCCGAAGTCAGTTTAGTAACAGATCCGGCAATCGATTCTGCTCGAGTAAGCGAAGTTGCTGCAAGCCAACCAGAAACACCAGAAAATTCTGAATCGGCATCCGCTGATCCAGAGAAACCAACAACCGAAGGAGAACAAGTGTCTGACACTACCGTTCCTGCTCCTGCCGAAGAAACGGTAGAAGCAGCAAAGGTGGAAGCCGCTGCGCCAAAGCCAGCGTTCTACACCGCTCCACGCCTTGAGTTCACAAAGGCGAAATACCTTGAGGCTTCAATTCGCTCGAAAGTTTTCGGCGATGATGCTTCACGTCAGTATGTTTTAGCTGCTGATGACACAACCAGCAACAACGCTGGCTTAAATCCAACACGTCAATTGACAGAAGTTATTAACCCTCTGTCAAACAACTTCCGTCCAGCAGTTGACGCGATTTCTCGCGCAGTATTACCGGATGCAGGAATGACCTTTGAAATTCCTAAAATCACGGCTGTTCCGACTGTATCTGAAGTTTCTGAAGCCGGTTCAATCACAGAAACAGGAATGACTTCAGAATTCCTTTCTGTATCGGTAAAGAAATTTGCCGGTGGACAGGAATTTTCGGTCGAACTGCTTGACCGGTCAAGTCCGGTTTTCTTTGACTTGTTAGTTAGTGAGATGGAGAAAGCCTACTTAAAGGCGACTGACTCTGCTGTTCTTGATGTTCTTGCAACAAATGGAACAGATGGTGGAAACCGCACAATGTCAAACGTGAATTTCCAAGATTTCGTTTCAGATGCAGCAGTTAGCATCTTCTCCGGAACTCAGGAATTTGCACAAAACCTCATCGCATCTCCAGCACAATGGGGCGCGATTATGAACCTTGTTGATGGCAACAACCTCCCGTTGTACACCAACCTCATTAACCCACAGAATCGTGGTGGCGGCGTTTCACCATCATCAATTCGTGGAAACACACTTGGACTCGACTTCTATGTTGATCCAAACCTATCCGGAACTGGCGATAACACAATGATCATCGTCAATCCAAATGCTTACACCTTCTTCGAGTCCAGCCGCTTCCGTCTATCCGTAGACACAGTTGCAACTGGTCAAGTAAAGGTTGCGTACTACGGTTACGCAGCAATCGCACCAAAGGTTGGCGCTGGCGCTTACCTCTGGAAGGTTGCATAGTAAAAGAACAAAAGTCCGGTCGGTTTGCTCCCGAGCCGACCGCGACCCATTGAATGAAAGGAAGGCGAAATGCCAACGATTATCACCGCAACCGAGTTGCGCAATACTCTTGGCGTTTCGTCATCCTTATATTCAGATGCAGTCCTTGACGATATAATCGACACAGCAGAATCGGTTGTTTTGCCGATGCTTGTTACGTTTTCAGCACCAGTTAAAAAAGTTTCATTAACTGACAACGTTGCAACATTTACAACACAAGGCGTTCACGAATTCACAGAAGGGCAATCGGTCGTAATTACAAATTGCGGATCACCTTTCAATGGAACTCGAACAGTTGTGGACATTACTGAGTACACATTCACCGCAGCAATTACAAATGCCGATGTCGTTGAAAAATACGTCATCCCAGCCGGGCTTGCTACTCTCTCTGGAGCATCGACTTATGTTGGTGTGCCGGCAGTCGAATCTGCCGTTCTCGCTGTTTCTGTCGAAGTCTTCCAATCACGAACATCTGCCGGAGGACAACTCGAAGGAGTAGATTTCAATACAATTAGCCCATACCGTCTTGGTCGCGGTTTATTTAACAGAGTGGTTGGGCTTCTTGGAAAATATCTTGATGTGGAATCGCTAGCACAATAATGCCCGCATCCACCGTTGAAATTAGTGTCCGTCAAGCAATCGCAACCGCTTTGGCATCTGTCAGTGCAAACATTTATTATTATGTACCAGAACAGCCAATTACACCGGCTATTTGTTTGGTTCCGGATTCACCATATTTTGAAATTACCACAATTGGTCGTTCATCAATAGATTTTAAAGTGAACCTTGTCATCACAGCAATGGTTTCTTATTCATCCAATCCAGCAGCTCTCGATAATCTCGAGAAGTTGATTGTAAGTATTCTTGCCGCAATTCCGGCAGGGTATGAATTATCGACGGTTGAACGACCGACGGTAACTCAGGTGGGCGCTAGCAATATGCTGGTCGCAGACATTCGCGTGAGTACCTACTACACGCAAACGAACTAAGGAGATCCAATGGCAACTACAGTTGTGACTGGGCGCGACCTTACCCTAACAATTGCTTCAACATCGTATGATGCTCAAGCAACTAGCGCGACCCTCTCAAACGAACACACTATCGAAACGTATCAAACGCTTGATGGTCGTGCATATAAAGCAATCGATGACAACTGGACATTCACAGTTGAACTTCTTTCCGACTGGGGCGCTGCATCATCACTTTGCGAAGCGATGTGGTCAGCGGCAGAGTCATCACCAAACTCAACACTTGCAGTTTCATTAACTGCTGCAACTGGTGCAGTTTTCGCGTTCAACGTGCTCCCAATCTTCCCATCCGCAGGAGGAACAGCACCGGGCGCACAAACACAAACTTGGACATTCCAGGTTGTCGGTACACCAACCGAAACATTTAGTTAAAAATAAAAGGGAGATCGGGAGCGATGAAATTACCAATCACAATTGAATACAACTCAGGCGAGGTTGCAACATACGTGGCGCAACCTCCTGAGTGGGCTAAGTGGGAAAAAGCAACTGGTCACACAATTTCGAAAGCACAAGAAGTTATTGGAATGTGGGATCTAATGTTTTTGGCATACAACGCTTATAAACGTGAGAACGCCGGCAAGCCGGTTAAAACGTTCGAGATATGGAGCGAAACAATCGCCGGTGTGACAACTGGTGATGTTGACCCAAAAGTTACCCAGCCGGAAGCCTAAATCGGATCATCGTTGAACTAGCAATAGCAACGGGAATCCCAATGAGCGAATGGATTGAAGCCGAACAAATTTTGACCGCAATCGAGGTATTGGAGAAAAGGAATGGCAACTGAACCCAAAATTCAGTACGACAAATCCGACCTCCGAGGTATCCTCAAATCGTTCAAGGCTATGGATGAAGCTGCTGCTGATGCCGCTAAGCGTGAGTCTTCTGCTCTTGCTGAGTTTGCCGTTGGTGCTATTAAAGAAACTGCTGCAACTCGTATCGTCGCAGCGAAAGCCGTCCAGCGCGTTGCCGAAGGCGCAAGAATTTCGAAATCATCTAAAATCGGAGAGTTTTCCTACGGGTTTGCATCCCAACGTTTTTCTGGCGGTGGTACAACGCAAATCCTATGGGCTGGTCTTGAATTCGGTTCTAATCGATTCAAGCAATTCCCAAATCGAACACCGCGAAAAGGACGAGGTAACTCCGGCTACTTTATCTATCCGACTCTTCGCTCAATTCAGCCTGAACTAATTGCTAAATGGGAAAAGGCATTTGATGGAATTCTTAAGGAGTGGGCATAATGGCTGGAAGTAGAACGCTTAAGTTATCCATACTTGCAGATGTCGATGATCTTAAAAAGAAGTTATCAACTGCCGACAATGATGTTCAGGGTTTTGCTGGTCAAGTTGAAAAATTTGGCAAAGTAGCCGCTGCTGCATTTGCTGCCGCTGCTGCTGCCGCAGCCGCTTACGCCGTCAAGATTGGGATTGATGGAGTTAAAGCAGCAATTGAAGATGAAGCCGCACAAAAGCGTTTAGCCATTTCACTTGAATCTGCTACTGGCGCAACAAATGAGCAGATTAAAGCCGTTGAAGAACAAATTCTGAAATATCAACTCGCTTACGGCGTATCGGACAAAGATTTGCGTCCGGCATTACAGCGTTTGGCTTTATCCACAAATGATTTGACTAAAGCGCAGGATCTTCTATCAACAGCGCTCGATGTCAGTGCTGCAACAGGAAAACCGCTTGAGTCAGTAACCAACGCAATTGCTAAAGCATACGATGGCTCGAACACGGCACTGGCTCGTTTAGGTGTCGGTTTATCTGCTGCCGAACTTAAGTCGATGTCGTTTGCGCAAGTACAAAAGCAATTGAACGACACGTTCGGTGGAGCAGCGCAAGCACAAGCCAATACCTATCAAGGACAACTTGCCAGATTGACTCAGACATTCGAAGAAGCAAAAGAATCAATTGGCACTCGGTTATTGCCAGTTCTTCAGACTTTATTCGATACTTTCCTCAACAAAATTGTTCCAGCAATTTCAAAGTTTTCGACAGTTTTCAATCCAATCAAAGATGCCATTGATGACAATAAGGAAGCATTCAAAACGCTAGGCGAATTCATTATGAAATACATCGTGCCTGTATTCGTTGATGGACTTGGGGCAGCTCTTTCCTTTGTTTCAAAAGTTGTCGCTGGTATTATTGACATTATTGGTTCAGTAATTAACGGGATTAAAACCGCAGTTTCATTCGCAATCGATGGAATCAACACTCTCATCAAGGCTTACAACGCCGTTCCGCTTTTGCCAAACATCGGTTTGATTTCCAAACCGTCAACTTCATCGGCTACAGTTGTCAGCGCATCAATTCCTACCGTCAAAGCTCCAACCATCAACGTGCCGACTGTCACCACGCCGACAGTATCGGCTCCAGCAGCAGCGACTTCATCGACTAGCCAAATGGATACAGTTTCTGCATCAATTGCTGCCCTAGCCGCAGGATCACCACAAGCCGTTCAAAACGCTTTGCCAACAATCCAAAACTACATCAACGTGACTGGCGCAATCGATCCAGAAGCCACTGCTCGACAAATCATTGACGTTCTCAACTCCTCAGTTGCTCGCGGTGGTGCTGGTTCAAATACCGCATTAATGGCGTGATATGAGTCTTTGGAATCCGGTTTGGCGCGTTACGGTTGATTCAACCACTTACGAATCAGTAACGGTCAACAATCTCGTCATCACCTCTGGTCGAACCGACATCAACACTCAACCACGTGCCGGGTATTGCCAATTCGAAATCCTTAATTACACCAATGAAGCCGTTACGTTTAATGTCGGATCATCAATTCGAATCGAAGTCAAAGATTCATCTGGTGCTTACGTTGCTTTATTTGGTGGTTACGTAACCGACTTGACCGAAGCAGTTCGAGCAGCTGGATCTGTCCAATATATAACCAGCGCACAAGTTACCGCTTTAGGCGCTTTATCAAGATTACCAAAAGCAATCACCACAGGCGTTCTATCTCAAGATTATGACGGCAATCAGATTTACACCTTATTGGCAAGCCTATTGCTCAATTCTTGGAACGAAGTCAATCCAACGTTTACTTGGAACAGTTTTGCTGCAACCACAACTTGGGCAAATGCCGGAAACGTTGGTTTGGGATCGATTGATACTCCTGGGCAATTTACCCTTGAAAATAGATCTTCAAGCGAAACCGACATTTATTCACTCGCTTCAGAAATCGCGCAATCCGGTCTTGGCTATCTATATGAGGATGCGGATGGAAACGTCGGCTACGCCGATGCCGCTCACCGTCAAAATTACCTAGCATCCAATGGCTACATTGATTTGAGCGCCAATGATGCGCTTTGGCAGGGAATCCGCACACTGACTCGATCTGGTGATATTCGCAATCAAATAGCCATTAACTACGGCAACAACTTCGGCAGCCAAAAGACTTCATCAAGTACAGCATCCATTACTGCCTATGGACTGCAAGCCGAAACCATCAATTCCCGAGTCCACAACGCGACGGATGCTCAAACAATCGCCGACCGATACATCAATCTTCGTGCCTACCCAAATGCCAAATTTGATTCAATCACATTCCCAGTAGGATCTCCAGAAATTGACAACACCGACCGGGATGCTTTGCTGAATATCTTTATGGGGATGCCAGTTCGCATCACCAACCTTCCGCAAAATATCGTGGGAGGACAATTCGAAGGTTTTGTTGAAGGATGGACATTTAGATCAACGGTCAATGGTCTATCGCTAACCTTTAACGCTTCACCGACACCTTATTCACTCGTTTCAGTCAAATGGGAAAGCGTAAGCGCCTCAGAGGCTTGGAACACGTTATCTAGTACACTTACGTGGGAAACCGCGATTGGAGCAGTTGCATAATGCCGAGCACTACGAACTTTGGATGGACCACCCCAGCGGACACTGACTACGTCAAAGACGGTGCATCCGCAATCCGCACACTTGCCGGTGGCATTGATACATCAATGGCGCAGCTAAAAGGTGGAACGACCGGACAGATTCTTTCAAAGACCAGTGGTACGGATATGGCGTTCACTTGGATCAATAATGATCAAGGTGATATAACTGGCGTAACTGCTGGAACCGGATTATCGGGTGGCGGAACAAGCGGATCAGTGACTCTTTCAATCGACACAGCGACCACAGTTGATTTGTCAACATCTCAGACTTTAACTAATAAAACACTCACAGCACCAAAATTGAATTTATCGTTCAACGCTCAAACCGGAACAACCTACACATTGGTTGCAGCTGATTCAGGAAAATTAGTCACTGCATCAAATGCTTCTGCAATCACCGTAACAGTTCCACCATCGGTTTATTCGGCTGGTGAGCAGATACATATTCAACAAATCGGTGCAGGACAAGTTACCTTCGCACAAGGCTCAGGAGTAACAATTACTTCAACTGGAGCAACTGCAAGCGCACCTAAACTACGCGCACAATACAGCGCAGCGACCATTATCTGCACAGCAAGCAACACGTTTACCATTGTGGGCGACCTGTCTTGATCTTAGGAATTATTGCTTCGGGCATAACGAAGTCGAAGATTGCAACGAACTCTTATGAGTCAATTGCAACTGTGACGGTTGGTGCTGGTGGTACTTCATCGGCAACTTTCTCTAGCATCCCGAACACGTACTCTCATTTGCAGGTACGAGCATTTGCGAGAACAGATCGCGCAACCACTACAGATACATTATTCGTGAAGATAAACAGCGATACAGCAAACTATTACACTCACGGACTTTATGGAACTGGCTCGACTGCAGCTGCTTATTCGGATAATACAAACCCGACTTATTTTTCTGTTGCAGCTGGCTCAAGCGTGGGTTCAAACGTATTTGCTGTCGCTGTCTGGGATTTGCTCGACTACGCGTCAACTAATAAATACAAAACTATTAGAGTTTTACACGGTTACGATGACAACGGAAGCGGAACAATTCGCTTGACTTCTAGCCTTTGGGCGTCAACTTCTGCAATAACCAGTTTAACAATTCAAGGCACTTCATCTCAGAATCTTGCTCAGTATTCTCATATCGCACTATACGGGATAAAAGCATAATGGCATCAACATACGAACCAATTGCAACGACTACGGTGTCAAACGGAACAACAAATTCAGTAGAATTTACAAGCATTAGCGGAAATTATACAGACTTGATTATTGTTGCAAGCGCAAAATATTCAAGTGCTGGATATGTAATTGAAATGACGTTCAACAGCGATACTGGGACTAACTATTCATATACGCGCATTACAGGAGATGGCACAAGTGCTGCCTCTACACGATTTACCAGTCAATCTAAAGCCTTTGGTGGCTGGACTGGTGCTTCCGCGTTTGCAGCCAATATCGTTCAAATTATGAATTACTCAAACTCAACAACTTACAAGACAGCATTAACCAGAGCAAATCCAGTAGATGACCGAGTTGCTGCTTATGTTTCTTTGTGGCGTTCTACCTCAGCCATTACTTCAATAAAACTAACGCTTGAAGGTGGCGCGACAAATTACTACACATCGGGCAGTTCGTTCACCCTCTACGGAATCAAGGCGGCATAATGGCAGCGACATTCACCAAAATTGCTACTGTTACTGTTGGAAGCGGTGGGGCTAGTTCGATTGAATTTACAGCAATTAGCGCGTCATATACAGACCTTCAAATTTTAGTATGTTCACGAACTAATAGGTCTGCAAGTGTTGATGATTCAATAAAACTAGAGTTTAATGGTGTTACGACAAACCTTTCGTCAAAAAGATTATTAGGTTCTGGAAGTGCGACATCCTCTTCATCTTTTGGTTCAAATATCTATTACACGGGAATCGGTGCATCAACAACTTCTTCAGTTTTCGACAATGTTTTGATTTATATTCCAAATTATGCAAGCAGTAATTATAAATCTGTTTCAATAGACAGCGTTACAGAAAATAATGCAACCGAAGCATATGCTCAATTAACGGCTGGTCTGTGGTCATCTACTTCGGCAATAACTTCTATAAAATTATTGCCAAATACGGGTCCGAATTTTGTTCAATACTCAACCGCAACCCTTTACGGAATCAAAAACAGTTAGGAATAATATGCCAACAAAAATCGTAGTGGACTGCTCAACAGGCATTTCAACTGAGGTAGAACTTACCGCAGAGGAAATTGCACAGATGGAAGCAGATGCAGCAAAAGCGGAAGCAAATCGCAAGGCAGCGGAAGAAGAAGCTGCACTCAAAGCAGCACAAAAGGCTGAATTGCTTGAGCGTTTGGGCATTACAGAGGACGAAGCAAAACTTCTACTTGGATGAAACCAAAACTTTGCGCAGCCGGTAAGACATTACGCGAACAAATCGATGATGCTTTCCTTGACAGAGATCGATCTTCGGACGGATGGATTGGAGATGCCCGTCATTCGGCTCGCGTGTCTGACCATAATCCTGATGCAAATGGCTGGGTACGTGCCATTGACATCGATAAGGATTTACGATCCCACAAATCAGCGGCGTTCGATCTTGCGGATCAGTTGCGTATATGTGCAAAAACCGACAAACGGATTAAGTACATAATCTTCAATAAAAACATTGCATCACAAAAATCAAAGTTTGAATGGAAGCCATACACCGGATTAAATCCGCACGATCATCACATTCACATAAGTTTTACTGAGTTGGGCGATAACTCGATTGCTCGATTTGATATACCAATGCTAGGAGGAAAAGGTGAAAACGGAGAATCTAATGAAAGCGTTCCAGTCATACAGTCGTGCTCTCTTTGTGGCTGTAATAAGCACGTATCTCGCTAACCCAGACGCCAGCATCAAACAAATCGTCACAGCAGCTCTTGTGGCTGTCGCTGCACCAATTCTTCGAGCCATCAATCCAGATGACAAGGATTTTGGCGTGGGGGCAAATGACAAATGGGTGTAAAAGACTGGGCACCGATAGCGGCTTCGATAGCCGGTACTGCTGCTGCTCTCTTTGCCGGGTTGAGGTTCTTAATCAAGTCATACCTTCGGGAACTGATTCCCAATGGTGGCAATTCGATGAACGACCGAATCCGTAGGATTGAGGACACGCAGGTCGAAATGCTGGCACTACTCGGATCAGTAGTAAAATCCTCCTATGCCACCAAAACGAAAAAAGGTCGCAAGAAAACGGCGCGGCGCTAAAAACCAAAACATACTCACTGCTATTGACGTTTATGCAATAGCGCAAAACGAGTATTACAACGCGCTACTAAATGCCGGATTCAAACACGAAGTGGCTATGGCTTTTGTTATGGATAAGGATGCTTTGCCTAACTGGATGATTCCAAATCCACCATCCGAACAAATTCCCATCTATGATCCTGAAGATGATGAGGATGACGATTAAAGAATCCGAGTTATTTGAAAAACTCAAAGGGTATTTTCCCGACCTAGTTAAGTCAGAACAGTTTGATAAATGGGATTGCTTTACCGCCGAACATAACACCATCATCGAACTCAAATGTCGTCACACGCACTACGATGAACTTTTGATTGAACGACCCAAATGGGATGCATTAGCCAATAAAAGGGCTTCAGAGGCTCTAGGAACGCTTTATGTCTGCTCCACACCAAAAGGTACGTGGGCTTGGAATCTAGGGGCTATAAACGCTCCAGAATGGCATTTAAAGCGCCTTCCACGAACCACAGAGCACGTAGGTAGGGATTGGATTACAAAGGAGATTGGGTATCTCCACATTAAGGATGCGACACGCGTTCATTTCCCAGAATAGACAAATTCGAATTCGAGGAGTTTAATTCCATTTGAAATTCCAATTCGGGGTTTCAGAATGGGAGCAAAATGCCAATTCGGTTTGATGAAGAATCGGGTGCATATTCGGACGGAAAACGGTTCGTTAAAGCAGCTGTAATTCGCAAATACACACGTGAAAAGTTGGGTAAGCCGCAATTGCGTGGTCGGTTAAAAACAGCAGACATCGAGTCATTTTGGTTAGACACGTATCAGGTGGCTGATCATTATGAGTGACTTCTTTCAATGGGCTATGGCTGATCAATTAATTCTAATTCTTTCGGTGTCTTTCATAATGCACCGGATCTACGTATGGGGTCACGCAAACGGATATAGAGATGGGAGCAGAGATGCCAATAAGTATCGAGTCACTAGCAATCGAGCAGTTAAATGAATCCATATCTGCGATTGATAAAAGGTCAGACACACACGGTAGTGCAGGGCGCACTCTCGTACGTGCCGCCAAAGTCTGCCGGACTCTTGGTTTGGATTTCAGACACCCATCTGACTTGGCGCTGTGTCTTGCAATCCTCAAAATCGCACGAATCACAAATGGAGATCGTTCACATTTCGATTCGTATGTCGATGGCGCTGCATACGTTGCGCTGGCTTCCGCGATCCAAATGGGAGAGTTTGGAGATTGGGAGGATGATGTCACTGACTAAAAACACCAACCGTCATCAATACTGCGATTACTGCAAATTGAGATGGGGTCAGTACAAAGATGGATCTTGGCACATTAAGGCACAAACGCCAGCAGTATGGCGATGTGAATCAGTGATGCCAGGAAGAAAAGGGCGAGTGCGGTTTTATTGCCAATCTTGCGCCGATGAGGTTCAAAATTGGGATGTAAAGGTCAACGATCGCGGGGATCTTGAAACCGAGTTTTGGCTGCTAAAAGAGCAACTTGAGTACGCAAAAGGACAAGGGAGATTAGAAGATGTTCGATCCATCGACTTATGAAGCAGTGGTTACACGATTTGCAAGATTTAGAGAACAGTTCCCGGATTACCGATGGTATTCGTGGATTAGTAGAGAGTTTACAAATGACAAACAATGGGTCGTCATCGGAGAGTTATACCGAACAGAAGCCGATCAGAAACCTTTCGTTACTGGACTTGGTTTTGAACCGGCACGGGATGAGTATTCTTTGGCTAAGGCTGAAACTTCGGCTCTCGGACGTTGCCTATATGCAGCTGGGTTTGCTGCTAAACCGCTTGGCTCGGTCGATGTGGAAAAGCCGCGACAAGTACTACGCGCAGTGCCATCAGTTTCAGAAGAAGTACAAGAAAAGCCGGTGGCAAATAAGCCTGAACCAGTTCAATGGGATGTTGCAGAAATCGCGCAAGCGCTAAATGCTGAAGTAATTGCGACCGATGAAGTGTGTTTCCACGGTGCAATGATCCTCAAACAGGGAATGGGGAAAACGGGTAAGCCATATCACGGTTACATTTGTGTCGAAAAAAACAAAGCCAATCAATGTCCACCACGTTGGTATAAACAAGATCCAACGAATGGTAAATGGACACCACCACTGACAAGGGCGGACGTAGAGTGAATATGCCAATAGGCGCTCCTCATCTTGATGGCGTGGTGATTTTTAAATGCCGTAGATGCAAGAACAATCGACCGCATAGGATTTTAGATCGCCACGTTTATCAAGATGAGCTGCTTTATCTTCTAATGTGTGAAAACTGCGAAGATGGAAACATAATGAGGGCATCGGAAGAATTGAAGGAATTATGGGTCGATCTTCAACTATGCAAATGTGGAAAATACAAGTTAGGCGAGCAAGTTTGCTTGCAGTGTAAATTGAACGAGGGAGCACAAAATGAACGATTTGAAAAGGCTCGCACTAGAGTTGGCGGCTGCGAGTGTAATCGCCGAGGCTGCGAAGGCTGCGAAAGACCGGCTTAGGGCTGAATTCTATGATGCTATGGCGAACACCGGAGCAGATGCGGTAAAAGCCAAATTGGGCGATGAGGACGTAGCCAAATGCGTACTCATTGAGCCAGAGGCAAAGGCAACAGTATTTAATGAAGATGCTTTTGCACAGTTTGTTGAATCAATTGAACCTCATTCGATTGTCAGTCGGGTGCGTGAACAGGCTCAAATACGCATACTTGCAGACATCGAAGAACACGATGGGCAAGCAATTCACAAGCCATCCGGACAGATAGTTGAAGGAATTCAATTTGTTTCTCGGATACCATTTGTTCAAACAAAGTTCACTAGCGAAGGCAAAGAAAGGCTAATAGAAGCATTTAGAAGCAATCAGATAGCCACAAAGGACATCTTGAAGGAGATTGAGTGATTGTTTTCGATTTGTTCGCTGGAACTGGATCGAGTACAAAAGCGTTTGAACAGGCTGGTCATCGGGTAGTCAAGATTGAGCTAGACACTCAATTTGAAGCGGATGAACGGGATGTTATGCAAATGACCGGTCAATATCTTAAACACAAGTACGGTCAACCTGATTTCATCTGGGCTTCCCCACCGTGTACTACATTCAGTGTTGCTTCAATCGGTAGACATTGGAACAAGGATCGAACACCAAAAAGCAAAGAAGCATTGGAAGCATTACAACTTGTCAGTCATACAATAAATTTAATAAAAGAATTAAATCCAAAATACTGGATTATCGAAAATCCACGTGGGATGTTACGTAAGCAATCAATAATGCAAAATCTGCCTAGACAAACAGTCACTTACTGTCAATATAATGATTTTAGAATGAAACCAACAGACTTATGGGGAAAGGTAGGTAATTGGGTAGCTAGGCAACCTTGTAAAAACGGAGATAAGTGTCATCAATCTGCACCGAGAGGATCGAGAAATGGAACTCAAGGAATCAAAGGCGCAAAAGATAGATCGGTCATACCTTATGAACTTTCAAAAGAAATTTACGAAAGTATGCTTGAATAGACTTGACAACGCTGGTACGCTCGCCACGCCGCCGTCGGCTGAAAGGCACCGACGGACAAGCGTTAGAGCTTGGGGCACGGGTGTGTTGATGTTAGCCATCAACCTACTGCCAATTCAGAGCGCAGGAGCGCTCCAAAAAGAATCATTGATTCAATGGAAAATATACGCTTTGGATAAATTAGGAAGTTGGGATGAATTTAGTTGTCTTAATTATCTATATGTAAAAGAGAGTAATTGGAACCCAAAAGCAAAGAATGGATCTCACTATGGGATACCACAAGGTAGGAGTAAATACCTCTCCACAGTGGGCGCGTATAAGCAGATCGACTGGGGCATTAAGTACATTAACAATCGATACAATGGTGATGCTTGCTTAGCGATGAAACATTTCAATGAAAAAGGTTGGCATTAGTGGCACGTGAGTATGACTCAACGCATTACAAGAAGGTGCGTGAAAAGGTGCTGTATCGTGACAACTTCACGTGCTTCTATTGTGGGCAAGAAGCAAACACTGCTGATCACTTGATTCCTATTAGTAAAGGTGGAATTAGTAGTGAGGACAATATGGTTGCGTGTTGTACTCGATGCAATAGTGGAAAACGAGATCGAATAGCCCCCGGGGGTTTTTTTGTGCGCACTGGAAAAC